ATTGATTTTTTGAAAATTAACTCCAACTTTAACTCTAATTTAATATCGACGTAATTTACCAAATAAACCAGAAAGAAATCCATAGAATAAGTTTGTATTTTCGTTGGATTGTTGGCTTATTGGTTGTGAAGAAGATTGAAATGCTGGTTGATAACTTCCGCCCGTGTCCGCGATTCTAGGGGTCCCCTCGGCGGGCGAGCTTGCCGCTTGACTGGGAACCGAGAGAACGGGCGCGTTGTTCCATGCGCTCTTGAAGGCCGATCCAAAGGAACCCATCGAGCTTGGGGTCGCCCATAGATCCACTTGTCCACCATGGACGTTACTGGTATCGAACCATTGACCGCCGCCCGGTAAGATAACAGAAGTCCCGCCGCTGACAATCGAACCCTCCGGCACGAGAACTGTCCCGTAAAGGGGAGAGTTTTTGTTCGTATTGTATTGGATATCCATTATAATACGTGGAAAATCTCAGAGAATTTTCCGAGCATTTCCTTCCCGCCCTCGCGGAGATACATACCGCCAATGATACAGCTTTTGATCGCCGGGGTTTGCGACAACCACAGCGTACGAGGAATCCCGATGTAGCTCCATCGCTGCACCCCGAGCTTGGTATAGAATCCAATCCGGTCGATCACGCGGATGGTAAGCTCGATAGGATCGCCAATCAACCGGGCTGTGTGGAGCGTTAGTGTCATTGAGCCTACTGAGAATGGATCGCCAACTGTGTATTCTATTCCGAGCTTGAGCCCCGCTTCCGCCGCGACGTCCGTTGTAAATGCCGTTGGGTTGTTATGGCTATCGGTCCTCATGCGAGCACCCCCAGGTAGATCAGAAACAGAGCGATCACGTAAAACGCAACGATCTGCATTCGCTTGTCGGGTGATTGTTCCCAGTCGATGAAAGATGGCGATAGCCCGAGAATCACAAACCCCGTCAATGCGGCCACGGTTCGCATGGGTCTTTTACTGTACAGTCACCGATAGCGCCGTTGGCGCGAAGGTAGGCACAGCCGCAACCGCCGTGTTACTGAAGCTTGACTCAACCCCTCCAAAGCTCGCCGTTGCCACGTAACAGTAGTTCCCTGGGGTCACTGTTGAATCGACAAACGTCTTTACCGTGATCGCCGTGGCGAGCTTGGCAAACGTAGGCGTGCCGCTACAGAGTCCCGTGGCTCGATAGACACTGTAGGTGGTTCCCGTGGGGTTGGTCGCATCCGCCCACGTCAAGGTAGCGCTGTGCTGCGCCGTTTGAGCCACCCCAATAGAAGCCAAAACCAAAAACAGAATGAGTAGAATTTTCATAAGATTTTTCAAGGGCCCGGATTTACGCACCGGGCCCGGTGGATCGTATCCGCGTCCAAATTGCTAGGGAGCCGGAGCCGGAGTTGCCGCTTTCAATGCCGCTGTATTCGCCGTCACAACCGCCGTGATGGGTATGATGTCCGCTGCCGTGATACCGCTACCCATTCCCGTTCCGGGGCCAATACCCGCCGCAATTGCCGCCTGTATCGCCGCTGTGTTGTCGTTGACCGCCGCCGTAAGGTCGATAACCGATTGATCCATTCTCACTACCTCCTTTCTGAGTCGTTTAAACTCTTGCGTAAAATCAAACCACTTAAATAGTCTCATACGTGTGCCGGAGGGTTTAGTCCAATAGGTCGCGATCCACCGCCCATCTCTGATGCCGGGTGTAGCGTCACAAACCCCTGGGTATCGACGTCTGTCTTGACGTTGAACCACTGGAGATCCGGCATAACAACAAAGTTGCCGGCCACAGTGGCCCCAGCGGGAGTTATCACATTCCCCATATTGGGCCCGCTGTTCACGCGCGACACCCGGAGTCTGGAGTCAGCCGCTGAAACTGTCCCGCTAGGCCCCGCTTGCCCGATTGTAGGCTTGTCATTCAGTCGCGCAAACGGATCGGTACCAACTCCCTCGATCACAGAGACGCGCGCCTCTAGGTCGCGGATGCGCGCCAAGGGACTCATTATTTCACGCTTCGGGTCAAGCATTGGGACGAGTCCCTCCGGTTACATCGTGATCCTTTGCAAACACCCCCAACAGGGCGACCGCCGCCGCTTGCCCCACATTGATGAGATTGATAGGGGGCGCGGTCTTGTCGCCTTGAAGCCGCGCGGGCCCGAACAACATCAGAAGACCGCCCACCACGCCTAGTAAACTTGTTTTCCAGGATTTCATTTAAACCTCCCCTCGATTCTGTTTAGCCGCCGATCCACGCTATCGTGAATCTCTTCATCGACCGCAATGTGCGAGTTGATTATACCACGAATTTCGGCAATGATCGTCTTTATGTCGGACATATTTGCTTTCATCAGAAGGCCGATCACCAGCCACACAAACGCCGCCGCTGCTGAGATCAAATCAAAAATGTCGTGAATCATCACAGAGCCCTCACCCCAGCGCGCGCAGTAGAATTTACTACCTCTTGCACCGGTTTGAAGAGGTAGAGTGCTCCGGCAATCACAATGAACCCCAGGAAGAAAGCTCCGGCCCGCCCCCAGGACACCCCAGGGCCGAATAGGGCGAAGCTGGTAGCCCCCGACAGAGCCGCCTTAGCCTTATCGATCAACCCAGGGCCGGAGGGGGCCCCTGTCGCGGGAGAAAGGGCCGCGCCCGCCGTCTGGCTTACCGGGGTGGATGCCGGTACGCCAAGCTGTTGCGTAATCGTATTGAGCCAATTCTGTTGAGCTTGAGCGGAGCTTCCCGAGAGCCACCCGCCCGCGAGATCGGCCAGAGTTCCGCCCGAATAGTTCCCGGCGATCAGCGCATCTTCGGCAGAATATCCCGTAGCCACATCCGGGAACTTTGCAATTTGCTGACCACCTAACGCCGTATAAGAACCCACGGCCCCATGCGCCGTCGCCCACGAACCCGCCGTTATATCGCCGGGGTTGTTTGCAAGTGTTGGGATTGCACCCATCTGCCCAAAGCCTTCAGCTTTGGCGATTGCTTCATCGAGACTTTGATACTGGAGAGCCACCTAGAACATCTCGGGGTGATTTTGCATCTGGTACGTCAAGAAAACATCCGGCGACAAGAAAGAGCCTGCTATGTTGTCCGCTAAATTGGTAGCCTGCGCGGACGAACTGTTGCGGATCTGCTCTGCTGTGTTTGCGGCAAGGCAAGTGTTCTGATTGCCATCGCCGTACTTGGCGCACGCTCCATCCGGGCAGCCACAACAGCCGCCGCAATCGCAATCTTTTTTGAGCCCGGTTAAGGCCCCACCCGCCGCGTAGGGGCTCAGGTTGAAGATATTAAGCGGAGAATAGTTCGACCGCTGATAGTTGGGCGTCGGAGGCAGCGGAAGCTGCGGGCCGTAGATCAGATTCGGCGATGGAGCCGGAATCGTATTCCCCATGTGAAACACAACTTGCGGGGCCGCGTAAGCCGGAACACCCGAAGCTTGCGTGTTGGGATACACTACCTGCATCGGATTCCCGGAATCGCGGAGATAGTAAAGCAATGCGCCGACCGCTACAGCGATTCCAGCCGGAATGATGATCTGTTCAGCCTTCATAAAAATTACAACGCGGTTGCGAGCTTCGCGCCACCCAGGAGCCCGCCGCTAAGTAGACTTCCAATCGATGCAATGATCGAAGCGGGACTACTGGAGCTTGCCGCATTCGCCTGCTGTGCCGCTCCACCAATCCCCGGATATCCAGTGATCGCACCTGCTACACTTACTTGATTTGCGCCGCCCTGTCCGCCCTTGTTGAACACCCCATAGTTGATGCTTTGCAAAAGACTCTGATTCAATTGGTACTGTTGATTGAGTTGATTTTGCGCAAGCCCGATGGCCGCGATATCCACCCCGCCTTGAGTGGTGATTCCAAGTTGTTGCGTGGAATTATTTTGCGCATTGATCGTAACCGCCGCTCCAGTTTGCGCGAGCCCAAGTTGTAACGCCGCCGCTGTCTGTTGATTCGCGACATCCGCGCCAACTTGTGTTTTTGCTAGGTCGATATCCTGTCCGTGGATTGCGACGTCGCCGCCGATTTGAGCGATTCCTAGCGAAGTAGCATTTGTGTCCTGAGTAGCCGCCAGAGCCGCTGAAATCTGAGCCATCGATACGGCCCCCTGAATCCCCGCAATTTGCACTCCCGCACCCGCTGTAATATCGGTAGCGGCCACCTGAGCCGCGTACCCGGACTGTTGCCCCTGGAGAGCCGCCGCCGCTTGGTACTGAGCCGTGGAGCCCGCCGTCAAGATGTTCTGGAGAGCTACGTCCCGTGCCGCCGCCGTTGCCTGATTCGCTGAATCCACGTCAAGTTGTTTTGCGGCCAAAGAAGCCGCGATTTGATTTGCGGCAGCATCCGCTGAAGCTTGAATTCCTTGCTGTTGTGTTTGCGCCTGAAGGTTAGCGGCTTGGAGAGCCTCAGACGGGCCACCCGCGCTAACGGCTTGCGAACTACCAGACGATCCGCCGCGACCGCGCATAACGAACCACAAGACGATGACGGCCAACACTAAGCCGCCCGTCAAGTAAGGATGCTCCACAACCCATTCTTTGATTCTACCCATTTTCGCTATCCGGGTCGAGCAATGGTTGCGCTATAAACGCGCCCGCCTGCAACCCTCCGTAGCCCGCCCTGGTAATCATCGGGTCCATCACTACCGGAGAAGTAGTGGGCCAAACGGGCCAAGCATTCATCCGGTAGGATATCCCCATAATAGCCCCGGAGCCGCCGCCGTCGAGATCGGTTACGGGAAATTCAAGCTGATGCTCAAAGACGAAGTTGCCCGTACCGGGAGTGAAGAGGTCACCCTCATGGTAAGCGTATAGCACCGGAGCGATACTACGCGGGTCTACGTCCAAAAACACGTACGGAGTGGGACCGCCCAATCCCTGCAATAAGCGGGACATGGCTCCGGTCTCACTCGGTTGACGCGGACGTAGGGCGTGAAAGGACATGGGCTACTGAAGGTAGTTTGCGCCGCCGCCGAAATTGAAGCTTCCGCTTCCGCCCGTCACCGGGCTAAGCGCCGTCCCGAGCGCTTGCGAGAATCCACTTGCCCCCGCGCCGATCACTTGCGACGTTTGAGCGTTTTTTGAAACCAGCACGGCGATGATCGCCACACCCACAATCGCCATCAAAATCGTCACCACGCTTGTTACAAGTTGCTCTGACATAAAACTCCTTTAGCCAAACACATGCGCCGTATAAACCCCAGTGCTAGGGTTGATTGAATCATTGCCGAACAAACCATTCCCTACCCCACCGGCAACCGGCGATAGCGCGGTCTTTAGAATATCAGAGAACGCCCCTCCACCCGCCTTTAGAACGTTAGCCGTCTGCGATTGACCCGATACCAGCACGGCGATGATCGCCACGCCTATGATTGCGGTAACGATAGCCACGGTACCCGTGATTGCCTTGTCGCCCATTAGTGAACCAAATTCGAGATCGGAGGAAGATTCTGAATCGCCGGAACGATGATCTTCTGAAACACCGGTACATCCGTAATACTCGCCGCCGCCGCTTGCGCGGTCGATGTGCTCACATCATTTTGCGTAGTCGTCTTAGCGAGCCCCTGCGTAAACTTCTCAAAGAAGCCGCCGCCCGCTTTCGATGGATCGCCGCGCGAAAGGAAGAGTACCAACACAACCAACGCTAGAAAAGCTACTGAGATCGGCTTCACTTTGGGAATATATCCCAACATTCCAATCAAAAGGATCGCCACAAACCAGTAGATGAAATTACCCTGCCCGGTGAAATCGCCCCGCAAAAGAGTAAACAGCCCATCCGGGCCGTCTGTCGTTCCGCGCGCCGCTGAAACCAGCAGTATCGCGCCGATGATAAGAAGAGCGAATGCCACCTATCCTCCCAACCCAATCACCGCTAGATATTTCGGAAGCTCACCGCGCATCGTAACGAAGATCACGAAGCCAACGATCAGAGCCGCCGCGATGACAGAGGTTTGATTCATGAGAGAAAAATCGCTCCGCGATCCTACATCGGCGTGACGCCGAGCTTCCCTAGGGTCGCGTTCCCCAGGGGCCGATAGTACCAACCCACGGCAACGCCGATAATCAACAGTCCGATAATATGCCACCAGCGCGTAGTCATAAGAAAATCCTTTCGTCGCTTCGCGACTCAACCCCCTTAGAAAACCGAAGTACCGAGACTGATGATCTGCGCGGCTGGGGTCCCCGTACACGCAGTCAGAACAATTAGGAAATGCTTAATCGACGCCGCTACCACGGTCAATGTACCGGTCGATGGCGTATTGGTTACACCGGAGCCTACAGCCACCGTTACAGTTGCGCTTCCGTTGTTCACTAGGTACCAATCCCATGAGAAGTTGTTACTCCCGGAGGCTCCTACGAACGGGAAGAGAGCACACAGTAATGTAGCCGTAGGCGTCGTCAAGGTGGCCGCGCCCGCATTGGCGTTTATCATCACCTTAGACATTTGCCCGGGCGTCAACGTCGCCGTCACCGTTGATGCGTTGCCGCTTCTGGCCGGAATCGTCCCATAGGGGCCGAGGGGCATAGTCTGTTGCGCCGCCGCGAAAGAAGCAACTAGCGCGAGAATCAAAAGAAGTCGTTTCATAAAGTCCTTTCGTCGCTTCGCGACTCAACCTTTAATCTTCCACAATCGACATTAGGATATGCTGCCAGAACCAAGCGGCCACGACAAGCAACCCCAAAAACAAAACCCAATTGAGAGCCGAGCCCTCGGTATTGAATGGATGGGCGAGCCATTTAAAAACCACACCCAAGATACCGTGATCTTGTTCATTGACCGGATAATCGTCCATGCTCGCTCCCTTTCCCCTCCGAGGAATAGACCGGGCCCCCCGGAGGGAAAGGCCCGGTCAACCAAAGGAGATTTCTAGGACGCGGGCAACGAACCGGCGTTGACCACTTGGTTCATCATGGCAAAGCTCTCGAAACCAAGCAATAGGTACGCACCCGTTCCCGCCGTGATCGCGTTGAGAACAAGCTCCACGTTGCCATACTGCAAGGTTGAAATGGGCCGTTCCCGATTACTGAAATAGTACGCTCCGGGGGGCATATCCACGCCCAGATGATTGCGCGTTCTGAGCGCTACCATGTCGGGGCCCGCCTTCCAGATGTTCGTGTAGTTCGCGGTTTGTTGAGCCCAGAAATTGACATCCGCGCCCACGCCGCGCAAACCGCCCGCCGCCGTGTTCACGTAGACCGCGAACGTCGAAAGAAAATCGCGATAGTTCGCGTACTGCACCGGGAAGTCCTGATTCGCGACAATCGCCGTCACCAGCGTGTTTTTGATGTCGTAGATCGTCGAAATGTCAAGCGGGGGGAGAATCACACCGGCTTGTCCGACCGGAAGTTGGTCAAGGTAGTCCTGATAAATCGTTACCGTAGCCGCGCTGATGACAGCGAGAGCCGTTGTCCCAGCAACGTCACCCTGGTAGACCGCCGCCGTCGCATCCGCGCCGTTGTCAACCACAGGCAACGGATTGAATGTCAAATTCAATTGCATCGTCGCATTCACGACATTGGCATACACCGCGCCCCGGAGATCCTTGTCGCTGTAAGCAAGCGGCACGTAATACCACATGATGACCGACGCCGTACCTGCCGCTGGAATCGTAGCCGGAGCCTGAATCTGCCCGGTCCAATTCGAGCCAAAGTTGATCGGATCGTCGAACCCGGTCGTACGCACGAAGGCCGAACCGTAGGGCCGTCGCTGTTTGACGGAGTTCAGAAAAGCGATATGCCAGCCCGTTGTTTGAACGCGCTGATTATTTTGCAGATCGGTGAACTGGATTTGAGAGAGAAGGTTTGATGGCCCGAAGTCCGTCAAGTCAATCTGAACCGCCGAACCATTGGTGATCGTCGCAGCAATCTTGACGTAGAACCCCCGGATCAGCCCGACCATGCGCGGTATGTGATTCACCACGGGTTGAGACTGAGAAATATTTGCCGTGCCGATAGCAGCATAGGAGTTCGTCTGCGAAATCTGCAAGCGGGCGACCGCAACGGCATTGATCGCTTGCCGCGCCTGAGCGTTCAACATCGCCAATTGCTGTTGCTGGGTTAGCTGTTGTGCCATTTCCGAAAATCCTCTCTTCTCAAAACTTATGGAGTTCCGCCCCACTTCAGAACGAAGTGAAACGCTATCGCGGCGATCAAAACCATCAGCAAAACCGTGAACCAATTCGCGGGATGCTTAATGATTTCAAAGTTGATAACCTGCATCTAAGCCGCCTGCGCCCGCTTTTGCTGCACGATGCGGGTCACCATACCGATCAAGGTGAAGCCGATTGCCACCATGAGTACTACGGTGATCCAATTGGCGGGAGTCCAGGAGATGACTGATTCGCGCACGGCGTACCTCTCTCATAGAGAGTACTAGAGTACTAGGTACGTGTCAAGGATTTTTTCTAGGACGGCCACAGCGTTTCCCGGTTGGCGCCCATAGCTTCCGCCCCTTAAGTTTTTGAAGCCATCGCCAAGCGCGCGAATACTTGCGCTGATATTCACGCGGATTTGTCGCCATGATTTTATGGTCCGTCGCTATAGGCTTCCGGGACATTGGGGTGAATGGAAACACCCATTCTCGCCGGTCGCTAACAGGCTTCGGACCTTCAAGAGAGCACCGGCATTAGTACGGTACGCCCCATGAACGCTATGTTTTTTTGAGCGAAGCTTTCAGCTTCGCAATTTGCTTACGGGTCGCAATGTTCTCCAGTTGCGCCTTGAGCTTCGCTTCCCGCTGATCCAATCGTTTTTGAGCATCCACCTTCGCCACGTTTCCACCTCGCAAAAATTTCTAACCACTCCCGGTACAACTTAACCGCTTGCCCTTCCGTGATCGGCTCCGGCTCCGGCAAAACATCCAACACAACTACACCACCTTTTTCAACCGCAAGAGCTTCGCCTCAAACATGCTTCGAATCGCCGCCTGATCCGGTACCGGACGCATGATGTCAAGCCGATCCTCCATCGCATCGTAGTAGTAGCTCCACCGCTTTTGCAGCCGCCGCGAGAGATCGAACGGAATGTATTCCTGCATCTTTTTCACGTCATCCGCATTCTGAAGCCGGAACACCTGTTTGTACTCGCTCTCCGTGAAAACAAACTTATCCATCCACACGGGCCGCTGCGAAAGGATAATCATAGGAATGTGCTTCGAGCGTCCTTGTGTTAGAAGCAAACGGAAACCCCGGTTTTTCGATGAGACCATATAGCCCTCATCGATGAATACCCCAATATCCTCCGCGCTCCATATGCTCCGCATTTGTGCTTCCACGGCTTCATCGTCATCCTCGGGAATGGGATGAACGATGTAGAGCCCCGGATGTTCCGGGGCCGGAGCGTTTACGTCAAGCTCGAATGCTCCCGGCAGGGAGTTAATAAAGTCGTCGCGTTTCCAATCATAGACCACCCACGGTTTTTGATCGTAGTTGCGCCGCGCTAGATGCCACAACCCGGCATGAGTTTTCCCGCTCCCGGTTGTGCCGAGAATCGCAAGCCGCTCTGTGTCGCTCGGAAAATTCATATCCCGTTGTTCAAACTCCAGTACGCTCTGCTCCGGCAAACTGAAAGACCGGGCGGAAAGATTGACTCCGTCAATCTTCTTCATCCACCGTGGGCTCCACCCAAACCGACGAAGGAACCTCTGCCGCTACAGTAGCCCCCTGTTGCCCACCGGACGCCGCCGCCGATTCCGGTCTAATGTTCAGCACCCTAGGCCCCGGACGTTTCGGGGCCCGCTTATACATCGCGTAAAGCCGCGTACCGACGAAGGTTCCACCCACGATAGCGAGGTTGATTTCAGACAGCCGCCTGGGAGACAACCCAACCGTATGATACTTCGAAAATTCTACCAAGGCCGCTTCCACCTTGGTAGCTTCCGCTTCGGAAGCGTAAAGCTCGGGAGCCTGCGCCGCATTCCCCAGGAAGAAACACGCCGTTATCAGGAGATCCTTGATTTGAAGAGACCCTAAATTCGGTACCTCTTCTTCTCCTTGGGTGGACTTTGGTTTTCGCCCCCGGCGCTTACGGGGTTCACTATCTCCGGTTCCGGCGTCGGGGAGCCGGAGGGGGTCAATGACGGCGTGGCCGGAGATCCGCTCGGGCTCCGGCTCTGCCGAAGTTCCTCCATTAAACTCCGAAGCTCCACTCTCAAGTTGCCCACTTCCGTTTGTAGTTCCTCCAGCGCTCTCTTGTTTGCGGGGCCGTCCTCGCTTCGCAGGAGCCCCAAATCCGCCGTCGCCCGGTCGAGCTTCGTCTGACATTCCTTCACCTCCACCAAAATCTCATCGGCCACCGTCGCTACTTCATCGACTGACTCTTCAATCTCCGCTTCCGTTACGGAGTTCGGGGTCTCCAACTCCGGCGAGTTCGGTGGCTCCGATTCCGGCTGCCCGGATATCACTACTACTGTCGGATCTGGCATTCTCCACCCCTTCTAGAATCCTCAAGAGGATTTTGTCGTGCGTCAATTGACTCAATTCAATCAACCGTAACCGCTCGTCGAACCCATTCACCACCGTAATCATCTGCTGAACAATCTTCGGAAGCTGCGGTATCGTCGCTTCAATCTTCGCGAGATCCTCCGGCGAGATTTTAACCCCGAGCATTTTTAAGAGCATTCCAAGGTTCATAAGCTCATCGCTCCGCGATTCGTCATTGGCCCAAGCTCCGATGTTTCGGTCCCGACGTCGCCGCACCCGGCTTAAAAGCGGCGATGGTAGCCGTCATCACACCAGATCCGGTTTCCGTCCAAGTTGGGTTGATAGCCGCCGCCGTACTTTGCACGAAGTAAGCCATCGCCCCCGGCACGGCGTTTCCCGACCCGCCCCATTGATCCGAGATCGTAAAACTGGAATTGATTGAAAAAGTCTGCGTGTTCTGCGCTCCCACGCCGGTTACAATCAAAGAATTATTTTGGCTTGGCGTGATCGACCCCGGTTGAACCGTTGTCGCAGTACCAACCGTAGCATTCTGTACATCAAAGGGAGAACTGGACGCGGCCCCGCTCCACGCTTCAACTTGCAAATTCCCAACCAGGGACGCCGCCGTAAAGGTATGACCACTGCCCACCGTAGGGACGGAAACATAAAAAAGCTGGCTCAACGTATTCGATATCGCATTCAATGCAGTGTACGAATTGCTCTTACTGTCAGTAACCGTGTTGGGCGGAACGCCCTCCACGTGAACCACAATCAAATTTGCTCCCGTTGTATCGATAGCTCCCGTAGTACAACCACTTGAGCCGGAGGGTGTACAACTTACATGCGCAACAAGATTCCAGGTTGCCCAACAGGGAGAACACAAAAGAATCAACGCAAAAAGACTTCTCACCTAGTACGTCCCTGTAATTTTAGTGACGATGTACTTCGCCGTCCCGCCCGCCGTGGCGATATTCACGTCGATACTGCACGGCGTCACCGAACATACGTTTCCATTCCCAAATGAATGAACAACCGGAGAACCGTTTAGCGTTCCCGCCGCCCAAGACGCATTCCCGCACGGTAACCCGCTCGAAAGGATTGAAGTAGCACCGCCCGCCGTCAGAATCGGGTTCATGGTAGGTTGACCCGCCGCCGTCGCGTCCGCCCAGCACGCCACCGCGTTGATCGTCCAATCGACCCCGGTATCGTTCGTACAACTCACCGGAGCGTCGTTATCGTCCGCCAAGACCGGAGAAGCCGCGCCCGGATCGCCCGTTATGATGACGCACGATTTAACGGCGTATTGCGCCGGAACGGTAGCGCCGCATCCCGCCCCCTGCGAAACCAAAAATCCTTTGACGTTGATCTTCGCGCAATCGTTCGTTGCGAACGTACCCAGCACGTGCGCGGGTTGTTGAATGTCAGCATGGATTGGGAACAAAAAGTTAAGCCCCAATATAAGCCCGGTCAACCCACTACTTATAGCCGCCGCTTTAAAACTTCGCATACGTCACCACCCCACCGATTGTCGCCGTCGCGCTCGATACGATACACAGCGCATTCCCGGCAGGCGTTCGAATCGCCCCCTTGAAATCCGGCGTAGTCAGACTGAGCACATTCTGAAGCGGATCAAAGAGCGTGGTTGTCCCGGTCGCACACACAGAGCCCGTTCCATACTCAAGGGTGATATTGGTTACCGTATCACTCGAAAGAATGAGCGAGCACACATAGATGATTCGCGAAGCCGTCAACGCGATAAGCTGCTTTGCCCCACTTGCGGCAGAGTACAGAATCGACGCCGATGAATCGCAAGCAATGTCAGATTGAATCAACCCGCCCGTTGCTCCCGAACCGATTCCAGCCCCTAGAACCGGGTTCCCGGCTGGAGCCGCGCCCGCCGCTGCCCCACCCGCCACGATGGGCCGTCCCGAGGTGTCCGTCAAGACGTCTTGTACGTTTGTGCCGTCGCTTCCGGCAATACGAACCGGGGCCCCACTGACCGCCGAACCGTCCGCTACATTCCCCACAACTACACAGGGCGTGCCAACCGTCCCAGGACACCCCCCTCCCGGCACAGACGCACCCCCCAGCGCGTAGCCAGTCTTATACCCCTGCAAGGTACCCGTCACCGTCCCCGAACCCGTCACGGACGTCAGATTCATCCGATACCAGCCGATCATCCCGGTGAAAGTAGCCGTACAATTTGTAGGCGTCGAACATGCAACGGAGATGGACGGATTCACCCCACTTGACACCGTACCCGAATAAGCGCCGAATGCACCCGGAGCCGTCGCTCCGGTTGCCGATTCGAACTGAAGCGAGATCGCAGAAAACCCGGTTACCTGATACTGAAGCACCCAATACGTACACGCGTTGTTCGCACCGAAACCGATGTTATTGAACTGAGCGCTTACATTGATCGTTGTCCAGGGCCCGAAGTTGATTTGACAATTCGGCTGTTGAGCAAAGAGCGACGGCGAAGCCATCGCCAACAAAAAAAGAGAGAAGAAAAAACGCTTTGTATTTTGCATGGCTAGATCGCGCTCCATATCGCTCCGGGAATCGCCGTGTTAGACAGAAGCACTGTTACCGGCGAACCACCCGCGCAGTCAAAAGTGATTCTAATTGGGTTCGGACAGACCACGTTGTACCAACCCTGCGAACCGCTCTTTGCGACAATCCGCATTCCCGAGCTTGGAATCGTCACGACAACCGCCGATCCGCCATCTGCGTTGTCGATGTAGATCGACTGGCAAAGATCGAACTGATTCACGGATTGCACATGTTGCATGTCGAGCAAAAATTCCGTGTCCAGGGCAAAATTAAGAAACAGCCGCGCACACAAAGGGCCCCGCGCGCCAACCATCAATTGGTTTTGGGATTTCACCCACTGAATCGATTCCTGATCGTAGTTCGTCATCAGTAACCCCTCTTTAAAATGCCCTTCGACGGCACGTATACCTTACCATCTTTCGACCGGCGCACGCAAGACACCATTGGATAACAACAGTCCGCCATCGCCGGGAATGGGAAAATCATCAAAAGCGGAGAAAGTACGTTCACCACTACCGGAGCCGGAGCCGCCGCCACTTCCCAGTACTCGTCACCCCAAGCGAGCCCATAACTTGTATCGGAAAAAAGAACGGCGGCCAACCCATCCAGATTGAAGAGTGCCGTATTCCCGACAAGACTTATCGCGGCCATCGCCACCGCGACAAAAAAATCGAAAGCGCCTAAGGTATCGTCCGCTACCCAAAACGCATCAATCACTCCACCGGGACTAATCGCCGCCGCGAGCCCCAACGTGAGAATAGCTTCCGTACTCGTGATCGTTCCGAACGCACCAAAAATGATCGTCAACAAACTTGCGCCACGAAGAATTGTAATAGTAGTGTCGTCCAAGTTGCCAGATCCACCGCTATCGAAGCGCGCGTAAAACAACGTCACCTTTCCGACCGATGAATCATAGACCATGTCACATACTGGGTCCAGTAAAAAGGTTCCCAACGTAGACGCGATCAGATCGACAAATCCAAGTACGCCCGCTACATTGAAGCTCTGTACCATCAATTGACAATCAGCGGGAAAAGATTCTCCGTTCTGAATCAGAGCAACGTGGATCAATCCGCCCGCACCCTCGATCATTCGAATCGGAATCACCGCCTGATCGAACGCGCCAAGGTCTATATTCCCCATTGCCACAAGAGCGCTGAAAGTATTCGAGCCCGGATCAAACGTCCCGAAAGACGAGAGGAAGCAAGTATTCAACCCCACCGCGACCGATCCAACATGAGTCACGAAGGGGATCAGTCCATCCGCCGAACGAAAACAAGAGGACATGTACTGAAGTCCATCACCCGGCGCTATCGTTATCCCCGACGAATGAACTAGCCCCCATTTATCCATACCTATCGTCGTATCAAAAGAAACAGCCTTCAGTTTATTTGTAGAATCGATATAGATCGTCCAAATCTTCCCCGCGCCGTCGTAGCAGGAACTATAGGGATTGAACGCATTCGCGAGCGAGGGAGCATTCGCCTGATCCATCGCAACCCACGTCTGGCCGTTGTCGATTGACTTCATGGCTGCCAGGGTATCGCCGCCGCCCTGCACGCCGTTCGGTCCATGATAGATCAGATACCGAATAGCCGCCGCCGTCGCCCACGGCCCTACGCGTGTGGGAATGGGCCCACCGTGATAGGTCGTATCGACATTGATCGGAAACGGCATCTAGGGTATCTTAACAGGCTCCCCTAAGGGATTCAACCGATTTCATTCAAGCGTGAAGAGTGGCAGAATGAATCATGGAACAACACACAACAGATTGGCAACTCGGCTACGCGGAACAAGCCCTCAAGAGTATTATCAAAGAAGCATCGCGCCATGAGGATGCCGTCTCCCGTCAATACATTCTAGACATCGCCCGCGAAGCAGTAGGAAAAATCGCCCATTATCAACGAATCGCCAATTGCGCTAAATGCAGCGGTGGCCTTGTACGTGGCCCTCATTCTCCTGATTGCCCGATGGCTCCAGAGCGGACATCATGACTATCGTCTGTTGGATCGTCGCCGCGATCTTCGCGTACTCGGTTTACGTCCTAGTGAGAGCGTCATGAAAAATCGCTCCGCGATTTTACCACACTTTGACGATGGCCGAGAGGGGCTCATCCTAGAGCCCCTCTCCCCATGGGTCCCCACCTGTGTTATAATACACCGGATCATGCACGACAAAGACTTCGTCACTCCTTTCATCTTCCGCTCGCCCTTCGTCTTTCGAGTTCAACCCAGCGCTCCAAATCCTTTGCATAATTCTCAAGCTCATCCGCCATCTGTTCATAATCCACCGTTCCAACTTCCCTGACCCACCAAGCGATCATACGCAATCGAACCGGCGTCATCGGCTGAGCTTCACCCGGTACAATATGTTCCATCGGTCCCTCGCAAACTTGGTATTCTGATCGCCACGGACATTCGCAGCTTCGCTGCTCATCAGCCGCGCAAGATTAAAAGCTTCGCGTTGCGGATCTGATCCGAGCACCGATTGCAAAGCGACAATCTCAAGTGGAGCGAGACGCCGATGGACTCGTATGACGACATGCCACCCCTTACAAGTACGGTCGTAGCGGGTCCACTGAGCACGGAGCCCAGAACCTCGGAGGATGCGCCACAGCCCGCGCAATGCTCGGGGCGTTCGACGGTCGTAATCGAGATAGAGGGTATCGCCACGGCTCTTTTCTTTTAACTCCCCCCAGGGCCTAAACCGCCGATCCGGTAAATTCAAAAGGGCCCGCTTCAGCGATGTTGCGAAAGTCTTCCCTCACGCGAAGCATCGCATGAGGGTGGTTCTCCGCTTTCCAGCGGCCCGTACCGGTCCGCCAACTGATCGCCGTCACCTTGACGCGCCTCGGAAGCCGCTCGCTCTTGAGCCATCGCTCCGCGATCTCGTCAAGCAGATCGCGCGAGTACTCGACACCGAGACCGGGCTTAGGAAGCTTTATGTGGACTTGGATTTGGAGCATTCAAATATCTCTCATTTTCAGGAGTCCATCGCTGATGAAATAAATCCGAACACGGTTGTACCCCTCCCTCGAATTGCACAGCCGGGTGAAGGTGTGGGGCCGGAGAATCACACCTAGGACACCTATCATTTCTTCCGGTATTCTGCCGTACTAACATATTCCATATCCTCCGATGCGTTCGGTAGTCCTAACCCCTGTCTGGCTCGATCATCGAGCCAGCGCTCAAACTCTTTAAGCGTTCGTATGCGCCGCTTGGCGACCATCGGCCCTGGGGCCACGGGGGGTTTCGCTGGAGCCTTCTTTACCTTAGCGTTCGCGCTGCGAACGCTCGCTGCTCTTCGCTTAAACCCTCCAGCGGACCCCGGAATAGACTCTCTAAAAATTCTAGGATGTCGTTGTACATCGGTTCCTTTCAGCGGTCGCCCTACGCGATCCGCCATTTTCTTGTACGCTTTGCGGGCCGCCGGGAGCGAGAGCCCGCCCGTTTTTTTGGACGCCTTGCGCGCTGCCCGAATCCATGCGTGGTAGTTGCGGACGCTCAATCATCAATCTCCATGGCATCGGGTCCACTAATTACATCCCATTCCTCAAAAACCAAACCATGATCGATAGCCAAGCGAAGATCCTCCGCTACTTCTTTCGTGGTAGCTAGACGTTTAATATCAAGTTCCACCCAAACGTGTACTTTCACTTTTTTACAACTCGCCGAGTCCGATTCAATGACACCGACTGATGTACTATCTCCACCACGTAGACCACGATTGACTCCGCTAATCGTTCTTCAATGAACCCGCACGTTTGACACGCCCGCGCTCTGGCATGGTATCCCGCGCCCAACTCACCCCAAGCAGGCATCTGAGCCGCGTTACAATGCGGGCAAACGTCACCACTAGCGTACATGCGGCTCCCTCGCCTTCAACCCGGTCTTAAGGATGTTCGCCACGTCGCCCACCTTATCACAGACCGCTTGCGCTTCAGTGGGGTGGAACACTAGTTGCCCGTCCTGCCGCTCTACACCGCGCTTCAGGAGCGCGTATAGGGTCCGCATCTCACCCAGGGCCCGGTCCATCGCCCCGGCCATCCGAACGAACTTATCAACCCGATCCGTCATAGGAAATTTAGAGAGCCCGGAGGACCGCGCATCAGATAGCTGGCCCCCCGGTGTATTCGCCGGTACATTACTAGCGCGCTCCGGCGAAATATTTTTAGGGGCCCCTTCGGGCCCCGCCGCGCTCGGAGAATTACGCGACTTCCGGCCCGGCCTCCCCCGAACCCGAGCCGAAACTTGTTTCTTAAGCGGCATCCGTAGTCACAATTTTAGCAAACTCGCTGTCCGGGTTCGCCGCCGCCGCCGCTTCGATTTGATCGGCAAAAAGATCGAGGTCTTCCTGCGCGCGAAGCGCCACATTATTGAAACCAAATCTCGCGCCCATCTTAAACTGCCTTCCAATATCCCGGAGCCGCTTAACCGTCATACTCACCCCACTAGAACGGAACATCGTCGCCACTGACAGGCTTCGGCTTCCGTTTGGACTTCTTAACGGAATCGACAACCAAACCATCCGCCATCTGCCGAGTTTGCGGGTTATTGACACGCACCTTTTCAAAGGTCATATCATACCCAGCCCACTCTTCGTAGTCGTCGCCGATCAACGAAACTAGTCGCTTAATGTTGCTTTTATTGAGCGCCATCGCCGTGCACCCGTGTGTTTCATCAATATCCATTACAAGCGGCGATGACCACTCTTCCGGGCTTTCGCGCACCAAGTGAACGAAAACCGTAATCGTGCGTTCGGTCTTTTTGAGATCCGAGCCCTTCAAAAGCGGACGCTCCGCGCCACCCCGCGCCTTTGCCGTCTTACTTGCTGATGCCATTTTCCACCCTTCCTTGTTCATCGATCAATTCGATTGCTTTTACAAGAGCCTTCCGAAGCTCCCGCTTTCCCCAAAACGTCACTGCCGCGCTGTCGTCGTCGCCGGGGTGGTGCATAAAAGGCCCACGTATTTGTGTGCCATGCACCATAGAAGAGGTTATCGGCAACTCCAAGTAAAACCGCACGCCGGTGAATTCACCCTTACAAACGATCTCTACGCGATCCGTCATTTCCTCGGCGTAGACGTTAACCCGCATTTTTCAACCCCGCCTCAATGCCCGCCTTGAAAAATAAGCGCGACGTCTCCGAAAGCAACGGAGTAACTTTCAAATCTACCAACGCTTGCTCATCCACGGGACACCGGTCAAGAGCTTCCTCAGCAAGTCTCATCGCGAGTTCGCCGGTAAACTCTTTTTTGTAAATCTCACCAGCTTTCGATTTTCTATTCATAACTCTACCTCCACCCCTTCATCCTTCATTGACTTTCCAAACTCACGAACAACGTCGAGTGAAAAATCCTTCGCGTGCTGCTCCCGTGCTTTCCAGCGAAGCACGGCGAGTATCTTCCTTAGAAGTATCAACGGAATCTCTTCGCCGCGCTGCCCGCGCCGCAAAAGTTTACGAAGCTCGTTTTCGTCTCCCGACCGCTCTTCGAGTGGGATCGAAAGATTAAAAGGCACATTCACACTAGAGAGCCCAACGAGTTCTAGCGGCTTGTCAGCCATGATTGCCTTCACGATAAGCTCCGGGTTTTGAAGGCTGTACACAGAAAAAATGAGACGACGGGAGAACCCCGTTTCATCCCAATCTCCCATCTGACGACGATACATAGCCGGGGTAGTTGCCGCAAGTACAAGCGCGCGCGCTCGCATCTGAATAATTCCAGTACTTTTTTCAAAAGCAGCAGTTGTAAATCCTTCATCCATAAGAGCACGAAGGGACCCAATGATATTTGCTGCCGTTTCTTGTTTTCTTTCGTAAAGTTTTTGAAGATCATAAAATAAAAGCGTCTGAATTTTTTTAGATGCGATCATATCGCGAGCTTCCACAAGTCCGGTCGTAGTGATGTCCGAGTAGGCTTGCACCCCAGGTTGGTCCTCGATTGCCCGAAGCATCGTCGTTTTGAAGTGAGCTGGAGGCGCAACCAACAAAATACCACCCCGGCTCGGAAACTTCGAGTCTACCCGGTGTGTCAGTGTCGCGGCCCATAGAACCTCAATGAAATTAGCAAGCTTGGTTGTAGCCACTCGGCTCCCATCGAAAACCCAATTCTAGCATTCCCACACTCCCATGTCAAGGAGATACTTTTACTCTTACCCCCCCCTTAAAGCAGAAGTGCAAGGGGGGGATCGAGGGGGGTACGAGGGGGGTAAAAGGGTTGTAAAGTGGGTATAAATGTGATAATATGGGCTGTATGTTGACACCAAAAGTTCAAATTGCCGTTGTAGTGGAAGGTGATACCGTAGAATTAATTAACAAAGAAATTGTACAAACAAAAGAAAAACCCGCACAATTTCTACGTAGATTAATTTCAGATTATTTTCTTACCAAAAAAGGAGGGAAGCTAAAGGGCTGAAAAGCCCCCCCT